GGGAGTTCGTGCTTGTATCTTCGTCAGTCTTCATCAAAGGAAGCGAACGCACATCACGATTGCGATAACGGTAAACATCAAAGATACAGAATAGATCCTTGTCAGGAATATACTCGCCGTCAATAAAGTCACCTACGTGATTATCATTCACTGCAGTTAGCCCCGTCCACACAATCTGTTCTTGTTTATTAATTTTAAGCACCTTACGATCACGTGCTACATATAGACCAGAACGTTCACCGTCGGCCTTGTTTGTTACAGTGTAATCCTTCGAGATGTTATTGGGGCTTTCGGGATTAATGTGGCGACGTAGCAGAGTTACCAAATCATAGAACGCATTATTGGAAAGACGGAACTCCTGCTTATAGCGCTCAATGTCTGAGTTTGAAAGTAGAAACTCTGTCTGATGATAGGCCTGAAGGATTGTACCAACATTCTTCACGAGCTCTGCAGCAATGCGAGCCGGTTCAAGTTTGCTCTTTTTGCCAATGAACTCAATTTCAAGTTCATATAGATGATGTTGTTTCAGAATGTCACGAACAGTCTTGTTCGAGTTCTTGGGACGAAACTTGACCATTGAGAAATCAAATCGAAATAGCTTGTCAGTTGTTACAAATGACTTACGATGAATTACGCGAATGAATGCATTCACATCTGATGGACTACCATCCCAATCCTTACGTAGCGGTGTCTCGGATCGCAGAGTGAAACGAACATTTGCTTCCGGTGCATCTAGAGTATCTTGTTTACCGGCATTCATGTCGTAGTAACGTGTCTTCTTCTCTACAGTCAAAGGTACTTCACGAAATGAATTTGTTACGCAAACTTTATGAATAAGTTGAGGGGTCATGATATTGACACGAGTCTCTCCATAGGATAGTGTAAGACGATTTTCTTCCGTCGGTTGACCCGAGCAAAGCCCATCGATCGCTTTGAGAATACGGTCAGCTACATCTTTAGTTTGAATACGATCCGAAAGCAACTTGCATTCTACTTCTGCTTTTGGGTCTTGTTTGGAAATTGTGATGAATGACACAAGCCCTTCAATGACTTGGGGAGAAATTATATCCTCCATTTAGTTATATTTTACTTAGATGAAAGATCGTCCATTTTTAATGTATTAATATAAATGGTAAGTCGTAAGAATTTGATATACGGTGTTGTGGGCTTATTAGTTGTTGTAGGTATTATTCTTGCAGTTTTAGGCGGGATGGGGTATCTAACACCCAAACATTTAACAGATCTACCCCCAGGTGTTCCATCATTAAATATAGCAAATGCTGTCGTAACGATTACAGACTTCGATCAAACAACTGGAACTGTTAAATATACAGTCAATAATCCTGACAAGGAATATGCCCATTCACAACCATTAGGTGTTTTGATTAAATGTCTTAATAATTGTCCAAGCAGTGCAAATAATGAAATATGGGAGCCTATAGATATAAACCGCAACTCTGGCTCATATTCATATACCAGTGACAGTTTTATATTTCCCACAGGAACATCAACAAACCCAAATTCAATGCCGCGTGCATACATTTGGGTTGGTAATGGTTATTCAAATGTTTATTACAAACAACTACAGTAATCAACTACTCTGTACCATACGTTCGTAACCTTTACGAGTACGCGAGTCTTCTTCCATACGCTTCTTCTGATCCACACAAAAATGAATGTACGATTCAATCTCTCTCAGACAATCATCATTCAGATTATTGGTTGAGACGAGAACTTCATTCTGCGTTCGAGTAAATGTTTGGGTGTAACGTTTAACTATAGAAAAAATTTGAGAATGTTCGTTTATTTCTAGTTTATCAATTGCATCCTTAAGAAACTCCTTCTTAGAGCGCGAGAAGCTCATTTGTACTAGACGCTTCATCAGGTTTCTTCAATTTTCTACGAGTGCCTGTCTTTGCAGGTGTAGCTACTGGAGTGAATACAACTTTCTTCTCACCATCATCATCTACACCCATTGATGACTTGGGTCTCTCTTCTTCCTCTTCGATTTTTGTAGGCGACACAAGTGGCATCTCGACATTCGGAGCAATCTTGGACAATAGCTTACCAACTACGATAATTGTATCATCCTGCTGCTTGAACTGTGAACCGATAACTTCAAACTCAATTTCCTCATCGACCTTGACATTATCAAACTCTTCATTTTCAAAGTGGAGATCACGGGGAATGAGAACCTTGATAGGAGGTGTCTCTGCGTGAATACCAATCTTGCTACGTAGTTTCACAGGGGCACGGAAACGTTGACCCACGTGAGGCATACAAATGTCTGCCTGAAAAGTTACGTTATAATCGATACCTCCTTTGATATAATTTGCACGTCCAAGGGAATATCTAACAACAGTTACACTATTGCGTTGAACAAACCCTTCTGACGAACAACGACCTTCATACATCATCTTGACCTGAGCCAGAATTGATGAATGAATGTTACGCTGTAGAAATTTCGAGTGAATGTGAATATTTTTAACAAGTTCGCGGCGTTCAAACAAGGGATCCATGTTGTTCATTGACTGAAAAATAAGTTATCGGTTTTTTATGAGCGCCTTTACGTTCTTCTTTTCATCTTTCAATATTTCCCATTCTTCGGGAGTGATCCAGAATAAATCAGGTTTCTTTTCAATGACCATTTTGCGTATCAGCAAATCTAGAAACATGCAACGATCTTTCTTTCCCTTTATTGTTTTCTCAAACGGAACACCTAACCACTCAGCGAACTTGTTCAATATGCCTTCATGATAACTAGTGCATGCGCGTCCACCAATATCTTTTGAACGACGAACGACCTTTAGTTCTTCAGATGTCTCGTCTACATTGAATACAATCTTGCCATCCTTCATCGCTGCAAAAAAACTTGAACTATTTTCAACGAATTTTGTTTTGAGAGCTTCAACCCATTTATCATACTCTTGCTTCTCCTTACCAATCGGTGTCGTTAACTCTTTTAACTCATTGAAAATCTTATTCAATCCAAGAACATAAAGCTTCTTACCATCTTCAAGTGTAATTTTCAAAGGTGCAGCATATATAGGAGGATTTGTCCAATCCATATTCAGCATGTACTGTAAACGTTCATCTTCCGTCAATGCATGATCGATGATATACCAATTGAGAACATCATCGCTAAACTCCTTTTCGATATATGTGGGAAATCCGTATGCCTTACGTTTCTTTTCAATCAAATTAGGTTCAACTCCAATTGTTGCTACGCGAACATGCTTCTCAAGAGGAGTATACACAGGGTTCTCTGTTTTCAGAACACGATCCAACATTGTTCGCGAATCATTCACTGAAATAGATAACATGTCTCCTTTTGATTCAAGTACACCTGTGCGTCCTAGCTTGTCATGAAACTTTACTGAATTCGAAATTGCAGTTTGAATCGTATACGACAAGACAGCTGGATCATACTGTTTCATTAATGAGTGACCGAATACATCCTCTTTTGCCCATATAGATTTCTTTTCGAACAATGCACTCAACTTATCAAAGATTTCTTCACGAACGTCAAGAAAAGCAGATAATGGTCTAACATGCTGAGGATCTGGGTCCTGAGCAGTTTCATTACAGATCAATGTTTTTGATTCAATTTCAAAGGTCGGAGCAGACATCTGAATTAAGTTCAAGTGAAGTTTCTCGCCATCCTGTGACCTTACTTGAGGTATTTTCAAATCTTCCTTCCAATCTTTAGGTAAACTATTTGTTGCTTCATTCAGCGAACAATCCATCGCAGATTCCATCATTATCTGTTTAACTTTTGCAATCTTCTCACCTTTCTCTTCTACGAATACACGATACACATATTCATCATACGTTTCACGGTCCGAGTCAGCATACCGACAAACATGAAAGTATACCGTGCAGTTCTGCTTTTCAAACGGCAGTAATGAATGAGAGCATGTTCGCATACCACGTCCCACAACTTGTTCAATGCGAGACATATTGAACCACGGATCTAAAATATGAATTTGACGAATGTAACGAAAGTCAACACCTTCCGAAATTTTGGGAGATGAAACAATTACACGAATATCTGATCCGTCACGGTTGTTGGGATTCTTCAAACGTGTGATGGCCTTACGAATGTCCGCGTTGCTAACATCAGACGTAAACAGCAAATAACGTCCGCGAGAACCTCGTGCAATCTCGCCAGATGTTTCGTTCAATAGATCTGCCCCTAACGCAGATACGTACCCATGTTCTTCTAGACACATTGAAAAAAGATTGGCACCACTTTCAACTAAATTTGAATATACGAACGCAATACCTTCCGACTTTTCTAAAATTTTCATAATAAGAGCAAACTTACAACTATAGTCTTGAATCTTTGACGGTGCTAAGAAGTTATCGCTCTTGTATATATATTTACCCTGTGATATGGTGAATGACTCCGTAAAAGATTTGTTTTGCGGGTATACGCAGATTACACGAGAATCAATAATAGATGCGTTCTTATCTTTTAGCCCCTGTAGAGCCTTTGCTTGATTGGGTGAAAGAACAGATTGAGTTAGAGTTAGAAACTTGCGATGTTTCTTTATTGCAGCACCAGATATGTCTGTTTTACGATCTGTCTTTGCAACGAGTTCATTCGGAGGAGGTAACCGGAATGGAAATGTAAACGGATTCTCACCGCGAATAAAAGATACATAATCTTGACACCAGCTACGGAACTCAGATTCTTTATCAGCTTTAACCTGATCGTCCTTAAAATAATCAGCTGGCTTTAGAACACGTTTAGTATCTATTCTGCGATCGTTCCATAAGAATAAGTTGAAATAGAAAAGAACTTCATCATATGTATCATACATAGGTGTAGCCGTTAGTAATATAAGAGTGACGCCATTTGCTACCTTAATAACCTTTTCCAGAGCTGATGCAACGAGTTTAGGCTTTCCACCTTCTTCTTTCTGACGAATGTTATGCGCCTCGTCAATGATGATCAAACGGTTATCAAATGTTTTGTGAATGTACGCTTCAAGTTCATGTTCTGTTTTATCCAAAATTAAATTTGAAAACGATTCGTAACCCTGAAACTCATAAAATTCATTTATGAGTCGCGATGCAATTTCCATCACACGATTCTGAACTGTTTTATCCGTTAGCTTGAGAGGCTCGCGCTGAGCACGCTGAATCATTTCAAGGTAACGCTTTCCAGTACACTGTTTGGATGTTATAAGACCTTCTGTGTCTACAGATGCTTTTGATACATCAAAGATCTGGCTTTTAAAACTGTCCTGAATGGAAGGATTGGCCATAATTAGAACACGTTTCTCCTGAAACTCTGGACGTAGAATAAACTCTTCTGCAATTTGAATTGCAGTACACGTCTTACCAGTACCTGTTCCATGAACCATCAGCAAATTGCGAACTGGCGAATCAGGACTCAGAACGCGACGTAGAAATCTTTGATGTGTTTGTAGTTTGAAATCAGCTTGCAGTGAACTATGACACGCTTCGTCGCGCATAGATTTCAATGCATCTATGTTAGCTGAAGGTAAGCTTAATGCTCTTGTTTCTTTTAATTCTGGATGTGATAGCATCCCCTTATAAATGTAATTTGATAAAAATGGATTGCGATAATCCTTATATCAAATAAAGTAAACAATAAAATGTCATCTATTCTTGTTCCAGACAGCTGGTGTGTAGAAGATGGTTGGGTTATCGATGACGATAAGATCCGACTTTATCTTGATTACATGCACCAACATGAGTATGATTACGTAAGTAAGAATAGACAGAAGTACCCAGAGTGTGTACAGACTATTATCGCGGAGTATGATATTCCGCAACTGGTAAAAATTGCAAAGAACAGCAAACTGAAGATAAGAGATTTTACGGATTATGAGATGTATACTACAAGTGAGACAGAGAAGACTAGAATGATCGAAGCGGTCAGGCCTATCTGGAATGAAAATAAAATTACGTATTCTCTGCGGAGACCGCGTAGCTGTAATGATGCTCGATGTGAAAGAGTATCTGAAACCATGCGCGTAAAGCGTGAGAAGGTGGCTAATGAGATTGCTTCTATTGCAAAGATGATGCCTAAGCGGTATGGATCTATGGCAAAAAGAACGGAACTCGCAGGCGCGGCTCCATCCGTGGAGGCACTGCGTACCGAAGTCAAACTTCTTGAAAATGAATTCGCAAAGAGTGTGGAATGTCAAGCACAAGAAGACTATGCATGGGAACAATCAACGATCTACGAGCTCGCAATTATGTGCGAAGTGTAGAAAGAAGACATTAATGGAATATAAATGTCCATGTGAAAAGATCTTTTGTATTAAATGCAGAGTACCTGAATTACATGGATGTACGTTTGATTTCTACACTGAACATCGAAAGAAACTAGCAAAGGAGAATCCTGTTGTCAGTGGAGAAAAAGTGAATAAGATATAATGGATCTACTATCTCTTGCTACGGCAGCGATATGGGTTGATTTTTTTACAGTATTGGTATCAAAGTACATATTTCGCGGAAGTGCAATTAAACAATGGTATAGTCAGTTTCAATTGGTGGCTGTTATTTCAGATATAGTATCTGTTATCATCGGCGTTTTACTTGCACATATGCTATTTCCCAAAATCAATCTACTTGTTGCGGCTATTATAGTTCAAGTTATCCACGATGTATTCTTTAGCACGGTTGTGTTAGGACTAGTACCGACTGGTCATAATAGTATGATTGATCTATTTAAGAATTATGCAGCCGAGAGTTCGTATGGAATTTTAGTCGCAGATGCAGTGATCATGTCATCGACTGTTTTATTAATGGGATACTTAAACAGAGTTAATAAAGAAACCGTAACATTACTTGCATTCATTGGTGTATACTCGTTAACGTACGTCATATATACAAATGCGTAAAACGGATATGTTTTGGTTATTTCGTAACTAAAATAAAAAATGGAGATATTTATCCAGCTTCGACAGAATGACAAGCGGTTGGTTAAGGTCAATCCATACGATACACTTCTTGAACTGAAACAGAAGATTGAAGTGATTGACAATGTTCCTCCGACTCAACAACTGTTGGTGTTCGCAGGAGTTCCAATGGTTGATGATGATAAGGTACTTGTAGACTACAAACTTGAGAAATTCTCAACGGTGTATCTGGTTCTTAAACTGAGAGGTTGTAGTGGATGCGATTGCGACAAAAATAAAAATATAGACACACGATCTACATAAATGGGTGGTGGACTGTTTGGTACACCGCTCGCATTGAATCCTAAGTGTTTAGTTTTTTCTGCATTCGTTCTTTTTGTTTACTGGATGCCCCATCCAGTTGCCTACGCACATCGTATTGTTGTAGCGTTTCTTCTCGCGACAGCAGCATATGTGTTGTTGGCATGGTATGACATGATATACGATTGCAATGATCAGTTGAAACCGACAATATTGGGTTGGCTTTCTATGCCGTTCAAACCCCAACAGTATCGCGATGATTACGAGAAGCTTCCTATAAAGTACAAAAAAATTGTAAGAACTGTAGATATCTTTATTCTACTTGTTCTACTTGGTCTTCTTGTTCTTCCTTACATTTACTCATAGCTCCTCACGCTGACGCTTTCGGATAACCGGTGGAGCAATAGGTGAATTGGTAGTATGACGCAGCGGAGTCATCTGACGACTGCGTAGTACACTATTTAGTCTATGCGACAGCTCAGCAGAGAGTGCATAGTTATCAGATTCGAGATCTGCAATTTCAGATTGATTCATGTTGAGTTTATTAGTCAGGCTAATAACCTCATCTTTCAGCTTATCAATCAGACGTTCACTTGCACTAGCATCTACTGTAAGCTTATCGTTCTCCAGTGTCATATCCTCGTTTTCCTCAACAAGATCTTCGACAGTTTCCTTCAGCGTCTCAATCTCCTCCATAAGTTCCTCGATCTTTCGACGAGCGTTATCATTACAAACATACAGTAGGTGTACTACCAGTCCAACAAAGAATCCAGTTAGAAATCCGAATAGCATTGTGCGATCGTTCGGAGTAGGAACAGATGCTGACGTAGTAGTGTTATTGTCGAAGAAGAAGAGAGACTCGTCCATTTTTAGGTTTGTTTTGGTGAAACATCTACAATCCGTTTTTAATTATTTTGAAATGGATGAACAGTTATAACCACCAAAACATAATTACGAACTCGAAATGGTTTTATCGCTTCAACGTTTACCAGAAAGTTCAAACGTTTGAAGTTATAGTTATGTGGAAGCTTTAGTACAATATAAGATGGTCGATTCTTTCGAAGAAGTATATCATCCAACCAACTATCAATTCTTCTAGATCCGATCATCAAATCCAAATCATTTTTTGCTTTATAATCAGGTCCACCCCATGGCGGATCTAGATAGAGTATATCTGTATTCCAATTGAATAACAATGTACAATCACCTTGATGCAATGTTATGTTAGTGAGATCGTATACGTTAATATTTTTTACCAAACAATCAAAATTAGCTGAGTTCAATTCAATACTATGAACGTGGTGAAATGCCATTGCAAACTGTATAGTATCTCCACCTATACACGCAGTTCCATCTGTTATCGTTTTGGTGTGCAAATCTCTCACATTATGTTTAATTATTGAAAGTATTCGTTCGCTATCTCGTTTTCGAGTTATACTATACAAACCTTCTTCGGTTGTTTGAAGCTTTGTATAATCAATATCTTGCTTATATGGAAACAAGTTGTCCATTACAGTTTAGACTCAACTAATTTGTATATTCTTTACAAATGGGTGGAACGGCAAGTAAAGATAGTGGAATGACTGCCGCTCTTGCAAAACAGAGCACACGAGGAATGAGCGCAGGAGATTGGGTACGTCTACAGCGTCTACGAGGAGCTCGCTCGTATGCTCAGAGCAATAACATGATAGTACCAACGCCCGACCTGGTTGATAATGCAGATATTGCGCCGACACCGTTTCCTCAGTTTTCCTATAAGCCTGGAATGGGTGTGTTTAAAGTAGTCGGGACAAGCAAGACCCGACGCACTGCATCTCAGTGGACAGACTTTGTTGCGTCACAGAGCGCTGATTTTGTTACGACATCTCAGACAGCTACAACGGGTATAGCTGTAACTGAAATGGTTACAAAGTTATGCGACTGTTCATCTGCTCCCATGCCTGTGAAGGATATTGCATGTAAGAAATGCAATGGAACCGTTGCAGCAGTGTCATCACCTCCCTGCTTACCTCCAACTATTACAAATATATCATCAGATGAACCTTTTGATGGACCATGGCATATAACATGGACCGAAACAAATGTTCTAAGTCGCTCAGTTGTCGTGGAAAAATCAGGCGATATGTATCCCAGTTCAATAAGTGACTTGCGATCAGGAGGATGTACGTTTACAGATCCCAACGACGGAACTGGAACATATACTATAACTATAACTGTAACCGGTTGTAATGGGCAAACTGCGTCTGCAGTACAACAGATTAGTGTACCATGTTTCTTAGGTTGCGTGGTGTTAGAAACAAAGAATGGTCCCATGAAGGTTGAAGACGTTACAGTTGGTACAGAAATGACACAACCAGATGGAACATATAGTAAGGTAGTTGACACTGTGAAGACTACCATTAAGAACGATTTTGGAAACAGCAGTCATCTATATGCTGACGACTCAGAGAAGTGCATCGTTACATGGTGGCACAAACTTCGTTTCGGCGATGAAAAGGAAGAGATTCGTGCTGGTGAGCATTCACGCATGCACCGTGTACACCGTGAGTATCCGTTTGATGTATTTCACCTCAAGCTAGAACATCCTATTACGGATAAGCTACTTGTTCACGATACAGATATTGTGACAGAAGGTTTCGTTCGGCCCGAACCTAGCTCATAAAGAGAATCCAGATATTCGACAGTTCCTTTACTGACATCTTCCGATAGATCAAATGTATTGTCTGAAAATAAACCAACTTCTTGAATTACTAAACATTTTTTGCATATTAATACATTCGGTAAAGGTTCTATTAACTTGGAGGCAGGAGATTCATCACCAATGTATCGCGTAACGATCCAAGGATATGCAAATGAAGTTAACATGCGATCAATTGGAAACACATATCCACTTTTCAAAATACGTTCAAACTCGTTAATCAACGGAAGTGAACGTCTTGACCATAACATTGCAGTACAACTACGAAGGCTCTTAGTTCGTGAAACTTTCATGAAATTGGGACTCATAATGTGAACTGATTCTGGATCGGGGAATAACAGATCAACATTTGCCCCAAGAAAAACTGCATCACATTCATGTTTGATTGCTTCTTCGATTATTAACTTAAACTTACCAACAGAACACACGAGTCTAGCATCATCTTCTAATATTAAACACCAATCGTTATCTTTTAATCCAATTCTTATTGCGTTAATATGGGCAAGCCCACATCCTGTATGTGGAATATCCGACACTACACCATCTACTCGTTCAATTGGGCCATATGCCGCCCAATGTTCCATAAATAGTTTTAAACGGTCTGATCTCGATTCTAAATTTATAACTAATGTCTTCATTCTAATTATTAGGGCAATTAAAAGTATGTTATAATATAAAATGATCCGATCTTTGCATGCAGGACATACATTAAGTAAGCCTACAGTACATGCTGCTGTATCCGTGGGAACTGGATTTGTTGGAACGACTGGATCATTTACGTTTGGATTATCTGGAGTAACAAAGAATACAGTATATAGTTGTCAACTTCTTTTAGGAACTGTGGTGCAGACTATAACTAGTGTATCGTATACAGGTGGTGCTGCAACTGTAACATCCAGTAACAATACAATTTCAATTAATGTTGGAAATGGAACTGGAACTATTAGTGTTTTAGGAATTACTGTTGTAACCCCTGTAACAACAGCCGGTCTATATTCGCTCAAAGTCTCACCTCCCACAGGTAGTGCTACAGCAACTAAAGTATATTACAATACTGGATTTGGTTGGTCTCTTACTCTCCCGACAACGGTGACAGGAAATGAAGTTATAACCGGTAATTTAGCTATAAGCGGTAATGTGGTTTCAGTACAAGATATAATAATAGGTGGTCGTTCGATACTACAGTTACTTAATAGTTAAATGAAGAGTACGTTTGCGTATTATTATGTATGCTTCATACAAAATGAGTACACCATTAATGATTAATTTTTTGAGTGGTACAACAACAAATATAAACTACAATCTTACTGGTACAGTAACAGGTACTGTATATACTGTTTCACTAAAATTGGGAACTGTACCAGTAAGTCTTTCTGGCGATACGTCAAAAACAGGAGCCGCTGGAACTATTACCGGACAAATTACAACCGGAACTCTAAACAGCACAGATGGACCATACGTACTAACTGTGAGTGCTGGATCAAAAACAGCAAGCACAAAAATTTACTATATTGTTAATTTAGGATGGTCTTCTACATTTACAAACATTGTTGGTGATTTTATTTACAGCGATAGTCTGAGCATAGGAACAAATCTATATGCATCAGATGTAATAGTGGGTGGTAATTCTTTACTTGCATATTCGAGTCGCCCTGATCGACCAACAAGTGTAGCACTGTCATTACCTAGCGGTGCTGTAACCTGGACATCTAATGGCCCTACCGCTACATCATATAGAATTTCTGTATATTCAAGTGCTACTTCGACCGTTACAAGATCAAGTACATTAGTAACAACTGTAACATCTACTGGATCCGGCCAAGTAATTACGTTTACGAAACAGGATCAGTTGTATTACGCAGTTACAGTTGTAGCAATAAATTCATTCGGCAGTAGTAAAGTCTCGACAATATCAAGTTCTGTGCAGTATGTAGTGCCTCCGCTAGCTCCAACAAGTGTAGCACTGTCATTACCTAGCGGTGCTGTAAGCTGGACATCTGGTGGAGGTACGGCCACATCATACAATATTTCTGTGTATTCAAGTTCTACTTCGACTGTTACAAGTTCGAGTACATTAGTAACGACTGTAACATCTACTGGATCCGGCCAAGTAATTACGTTTACGAAACAGGATCAGCAGTATTACGCAGTTACAGTGGTAGCAATAAATTCAGCTGGTAGCAGTCCGGCTTCAGTAATATCAAGTTCTGTAAAGTATATGTTACCTCCTCTAGCTCCAACAAGTGTAGCACTGTCATTACCTAGCGGTGTTGTGACTTGGACATCCAATGGTAATGCTGCCACAGCCTACAGCATTACTGTGTATTCGAGTTCTACTTCGACGGTTACAACATCAAGTACATTAGTAACATCTGTGCCTTCCAGTGCATCTGGACAGGCAATCGCGTTTACGAAGCAGGATCAACAGTATTACGCAGTTACAGTTGTAGCGATAAATTCAGGTGGTAACAGCCCAATTTCAACGATATCAAGCTCTGTGAAGTACACACAACCTCCGCTAGCCCCAACAGGTGTAGCACTGTCATTACCTAGCGGTACTGTAACTTGGACGTCTGGCGGAGGTGGAGCTGCTACATCCTATAGTATTTCTGTGTACTCAAGTTCTACTTCAACCGTTACAACTTCGAGTACATTAGTAACAACTGTAACATCTACTGGATCTGGACAAGCAATTACATTTACGAAACAGGATCAATTATATTACGCAGTTACAGTTGTAGCAATAAATTCAGGTGGTAACAGTCCAGTTTCAGCAATGTCAAGTTCTGTGCGGTATATACTACCTACATTAGCACCAACAAATGTAGTGCTATCATTGTCCACGGGTGCTGTAACTTGGACATCCAACGGTGGTACTGCTACATCCTATAGTATTTCTGTGTACTCAAGTTCTACTTCGACGGTCACAACCTCGAGTACATTAGTGACGACTGTAACATCTACTGGATCGGGACAGATAATTGCGTTTACAAAACAAGATCAACAATATTATGCAGTTACAGTGGTAGCAATAAATTCAGCTGGTAGTAGTACGGCGTCAGCAATATCAAGCGCTGTACAGTATATATTGCCCCCGCTAGCTCCAACAAATGTAGTACTGTCATTATCTGGAGATGGTGGTACTGTAACTTGGACATCTGGTGGAGGCGGCATTCCTACATCATATGCTATTGATGTGTACTCAAATTCTACTTCAACTGTTACAACCTCGAGTACACACGTAGGATCT